ACATTGCAATAGCTGATTTGCTTACACCAATTGCGTTTGCAACTTCTTCTCTTTTACGTTCCCCTCTTAGTTCTATTAGTCTTTGTCCTATAACTTTTGTATTCACTTTATCACTTCCTTTACTTTTTTTAATAATATGTTATAATTAATTTAATCACTTGGGCGACTTAGCAGGAATGTTAAGAAGTGTCGCCCTTGTGTGTCTTTGTTATTTACCGCCCTACTTAGTTATTTAAGTAGGGCTTTTACTTTTTCTTTTGCTTTCTCCAAATCTTCGCTTTCTTCCAAGATTGCTAAGATTTTTCTTGTTTGATTTTCTTCTGTCGTTTGTTTTAATAATTCTGCTAAATTCATTTCTTCGTATTCCATTTCTTTTCTCCTTTCCTGCATCTCCTTGCTACTCTTATATTGTACACGTTTTGTGTACCTATGTCAACCAC